AAGAAGAAGGTTCAAGAGACATACGGCAACGTATATTCAGAGCAGCAAGCACTTTAAGGAGGAAATATGGGCTTATTTACAGGCTGCTGCTGGGTCAAGAACGTATTTAGAAGCGTCATAGTCCCAGGTAACATCATAAGTATCTGCATCTGAATAAAAGCCGAGTGGGTCGAAGTCATCTGGTAGAACACCATCACTATCTGTGGTGACAACCTTAGTCGTCCATCGCCATTTATAGTATCTCCAACAGTAGTCGAAGGCATCTTGGATATATCTTTTGTAGTCTTCGTCGGTTCCGCCTGGATTGACACGGTGACCCATGAGGTTATGTAGAGCATTGAGAACGTCATCTTGGTTAATTGTATTTGCCATTTAAGATACCCTGTACTGTGGAAATGCTTTTTCCAAGTCTTTCACTATTGAGTTAGTTGAGTTTTTATCTGGTAGGGATTCCTTATCTGTTTCTCTCAGATCAGACTTCCCATAAGCTAGAGTGTCAGCTTCGACTAGAGCAGCATAGGTAAGTGGGGGCATTGCTACGCCAAAACGTAGACCCATGTGCTTACTCTTAGTCTTTTTGAACATCTTATCTTTACGAACACTAGCTGCTTCTTCAGCTATCTTGTCCTGTTCTTTACGAGCTTTCTTATTCTGGTGTCTGAGTAAGGCATAAACTGCTTTCCAGTGAGCAGCACGGTCACCAGCTTTGGCTGCTTCGATTACTTTATCTGCTAGATCGTAGGCTTTTTTGTCGAAGGTTTTTGTTTTCATTTTAGTTTCCTTTTCTTCATTGTATCAAAAAGGACTACCTTTCGATAGTCCAGTTTGGTTAGTCACCCAGTGGGTTAGCCTAAGTTTGTGTAACCCTTACCAACGAAGTTAGCTTTTTCGTAGCGTCCTTCAAGTGTGGTTTCACCGATGATAGCACCTTTTTCGTAGTCACCACCTTTAGGAGCGTCAAAGTTGTTCGGCTCTCTAAGGCTTGCGATTGCCCATGTGTCTTCACGAAGGATTGCTATGTTACCAGTTGAACCTGCTGCGAGTACATCGTTGATGAAACGGTGTAGGAAGATCTTTACAACACCGAAGTCTGATTCGTAGATGTCTACAGTGTTGATAAGTCGCTTGTCTTCTACCTTTGTAAACTTAGTAGTTCCTGCTGTGAAGCCTGAGATTACTCGTTTACCTGCTCCGCCTACATATACTGCATCTGGTGCTTTTGCACTTGTACCCCAAACTTGCTCGAAGTAGTCGTTCAATAGCGTTTCTGTAAGGTCAGTGGCAGCGTTAGCTACTTTGTTAGTAGTAACCTGGTCGAAGATACCACCCATTTCACGAGCTGTAGAAGCGTTACCTGCTGCTGCAACACCGTTTAATAGTGACCATTCCAGTTTGTTCTTCCAGTGAACCATTGACTTAGCCATGTGGTAAGCCTTTGGAGACTGCATACCAGCGTGAACAGTTGCTTGTTCAGTACCAGATACTTTCCAGTCTTGTTTGATGATCTGAGTGTAGTTAGTCTTTCGTGTTGGGTTAACAACATCGCCAGCACCGTAATCTGCACCTTCAACTGTGATCTTATCAGCAGAAGTAGTAGTCGTAGCGTCATAGCTATCGATCAACCAAACGTGCACAGAACTCTGTGCTTTGCTCTTCTGAAGACCAGTTGCAAGCTGATTCTCTGTTGGGCTTAAGTTAGTGATAAGGTTAAGCAAATCTTCTCTTAGGGAAGGGTTGCTGTAGTTGGTAGACATTGCCATTTTAGTTCTCCTTGTTTGTTTTTAGTCGCAGTTTTCTGCTGCTATGAGTTTATAATACCATACTCACAGAAAACAATACAATATCTATATATTGCCAGCTTTTACCTGGGAATCCAGATAAGCAGCTAAGGCAGTTTCTCCGCCAGTTTGAACGCTGGTTAGGACGTTCTCCATATCGGCAGAGGTTTGAACTGGTGCACTTCCACCACCTGTAGGCTGTACGTTCTCTATAGTTGTAACTACTTGGTTGTCAGCTACACCCTTTTGGTATTGACCTTTAAGAGCGTCGAGCAGTCTGTCGGCAGCTTGGGTTGGGGTTATTGCGACACCTCTTTGGAACTCACCCATTCTAATAGCGTGAACCATATCTCTAAGGTTCTTGTTATCACGAAGGGAGCCGTACTTGTCGAAAGCACTATCCCATAGTTGACGTTCAGATGTCTGAAGTGCGGTTGTTCGTTTGAAATCTTGATTAGCTCTTTGGACGGCTGTATTAACTAAGTCGTCAAAGAAGTTCTTAATACCAGCTTCATCATTAGGGTCGATCTTATTAGGGTCTGGAACAGTTGGAGCTTCACCAACGCCCTGATTGACACTCTCCATATATTCTTCGAATGTCTGGTACTTAGGTTCTTGGGGAGCTGGCTGAGAGGGTTCCACGGGCGTGTTCTCAGGCTGTGGGGTCGTCACTGGCTCAGTCGGCTGCGTAGGTTGAGCAGGAGCTTGTGGTGCTACGGGTGCTGCTGGGGCTGCTGGTGCAGGTTGAGCTGGCTCCTGAAATAGAGTTGAGAACGGGTCTTGTGGTTGCTGACTAGGTGCAGGCTGTGGGGTTGGTTGTGCTGGTTGCTGTTGGGCAGGTGCTTGAGGTGCTGCTGGTGCAGGTGTTGGTGCAGGCTGAGGTGGAGCTGGCTGTGAGATTGGCGTTGCTCCCTCTAAATTTGCTTGTACTGCTGCTATTGCGTCTGCTGATGGTTCCATTTTCTATCCTTCCATTTATTGTTTATCATATAATAACACGACTCCACATTTTTCGTTAGCACACATGTATGCGTCGAAATCTTCCTCTGTTGGGTCTGGGACTACTTTCTCATGTTTACAATCTGCGTCATTAACTGGTATCAACTCTTCGGGAGAGATACCTTCAACTAAAGTACCACCATGGACAGTTTCTACCCTACCCTGAGTTTCTTTAGACCGTTGTTCGTCTTCTTGTCTACTGTTGCTTTTTGTCATCTTGTAATTGCTTTAGTGTTTCTTGAATAGCGGTCACTTCAGCTTGGGCTTGTGGTTCTTGGACTTCTTTGGCATCTACTAGATCTCGGATGCGTTTAGCCATCTTCATCTCACCGTGGGCACTGAGGTAGTCATCGTAAGCAAGAGGCTTCTCTCCAGATAGAGCACGAGTAGCTAGAAGTGAAATCTCACCATCTATAATCTCGAATAAGGTAGGAGCTGAAGCTTTAAGGGCTTTCATCTCTCTTCCCTGTTTAAGTCGGCTGCGAGCTGCTGCCAGTGTTGCGTTTAAGTCTTCTATGTATTCTGCCATTTTCTTCTCCTTATACCATTGGTGCTAGTGCGTTTACATTTCTAACAGGGAACGAATCAGGCATCGACTTGCCGTCAGCTTGAACTGCTCCTGCATCTTCAGGTGTCATGGGTTCTGCTGGGGGTGGAGCCATCGGGTCTAAGCCGTCGGCTGTTGGGGCGTTAGGGTCTCCTGGTGGGGTAATCGCTGTAGCTGGAGTTGGTTGCTGGGGAGTAATCTGGGTATTATCTACGACGAAGTGGCTAGAGTTCTCACTAAACATCTCGCTACCACGTTGGACAAGTTCAGCGAAGTCTAAGTTAATAGCCTGGTTAGGGTCTTGCGTTCGGGTAGCCTGTTCCACGGAAGCAGTTTGAATTGTAAGTAGGTAATCTTTGAAGGACAGGAAGTCTGTTCGCTTCTGATCTTTAGAGATAGGTTCGAATGAAGCATCGTCAACTCGGACACCGAAGATACCCGTTAAGTCTTCTGGGCGGATAACTTCAGTTGCAGTCTGACCTTTGACCTTCTGTTGGTAGATTATATCTGTACGCATAAACTGCTGAGTGTTTGAAAGCCACATCTGACCAACCTCTCTCCATGAACGACGGAAGTTAGATCGCATGAAGCCAACCTTTTCGGCAGCAGCTTCCATCATTCGGGTTACACCAGTAGCGGTACCCTGTGTCTGATCTGTTGCGGAGTTAGGCACACCTGATGCGTACTGAGAAATCGTTGCGTTCTCGATAGCACCATTGATTATATTAGTAGCCATCTGGACGTTATTAGCGTCTGGGGATGGGAACTTAAACTGTTTAGGCATTTCACCACGGTAACGAAGTTCGCCACCTGGTTCGATGATATATGGCTCAACGACTGAGCCTTCTTCAATGGCAACCATACCGTCAGCCATATTATGTGAATCCATGAAGTGATTGAAGATATCGTTAGCAGCAGCCTGTAGGGTTTCTGAGTTCTCGAAGATTGATTCACCCCAGAACTGGTAAGGCTTGCGTCGGATGTAGAAAGGAACGAATGGGTATTTCTTGTGCCAGTAGACGTTTGCACCTCTGAATAGTTCTACCCAGCCAGTTTCACCGATTCCGTATATAACTAATTCATTCCATTCTTTGTCCCAGCACTCGTAGATCTGAGCCATCTGGACAGTGGTATCAAGAGAGTTGGCATCTTCAGTAGTGACAAGGCGATTTCGGGAAGCTTCGTAACGAGCAAACTCATTTACGATAGCACCAGTTTTCAAAGTCTTAAGTGCAGCCTTATCGATCTTGGCATCTCTTTGTAGTTCGTAGACAGGAACCTGGTCAGCAATAATAATCCACGGAGACTTCTGGAAAGACTTAGCTCCTGGTTTTAGGAACAAGTTAAAGATGTTCACCCCTGTAAAGGCATTGTAGCCTTCTTGGGCGGTATCAGTTTTAACTTTAGAGTAGTCAGCACCAGTGTCACCTTTAACGTATGACTTGTAATCTGTAGCTTTAGTAAGGAAGGGAGCACGACCCAAGCCTTGTCCTGTGACGCAGGCATCGAGCATGACCCCTAGTAACTCGTCAGGGATGGAGTCTTCCATTAAAGGATTGTCATAGTCGTAGTTAAGTTTCATCTTAACTTTCTCTACCTTCTTATTCATTTCGTCCATGTAGAGGTCGAAGGCTTCTTTTGAAAGCGTGTTAACAGGTAAAGTGCGGATGTCCACTTCCCAGCCTGGTCGGTACTGAATGAAGCGAGAAATCAAATCCCATACCTTAGAAGAGATGATAGGCATATACACCTTAGATCTCCAAGGAGCTAGAGTCTGATCTGTAACGTGAGCATACATGTCGTCATACCATTTAGCCCACTTATCAAATAGTGGGAGTTGGTAGGTTTTGGCAATTTCAAAGCGACCAGACCATTTCTGCTGTTCTTCTTCGGGGTTAATTGTTCGTTTAGGTGGCTCTGTTTCAGGTTGTGGCTTAGTGCCTTTACCTTCGGTTGGCTGTTGCGACAGGAAAGATTCAGTTCCCTGGGCTGTACTTATATCTCTGAGTGGTTGTATCGGGTCGTTTGTTTTTGTTTTGGGTTGCATTTCATTCTCCGTTTCTACCAGTTTAGCACTTAAAGGTTATCGAAGCGAGGGTCTTGTACTTCCCTCTTAAGGAATCGAGATACGGCTACTCTGGCATCATGGTAGTCCATCGGGGCGACGTGGGTGCGACGAAGGTAAAAATCTTCTTCCATCTTCAATCTACCAGGTTTATCGATAATAATATACTTCTTCCGATGATGACCGCCAGTCCATAACGTAGCCTCCACAAACTCAAGCCCACAGAGATAGAGGTAGGCTGCTAACGCTGTGTCGTCTGTTATAAAGTATTCCATTTCATTTCTCCTATGATATAAGTCTACCACTAGATGTATATTTTTTCTGTGCTTTAGCAATTGGTTTTGCCCCTGACATCTGGTCGAGTACCAAGTACCGCAGAGCATCCATAAGGTGATTGTTCTTATCTTCAGGAGTTTCGCTAACTTCACCGAAGGCATCACGCATCCGCTTGTAAGATTGGAACTCCTTTATAGTAGCCGAGCAGTTACGCCCGACGAATAACTTAGGACGACCTGTCGATTCCCGAATGTACATCTTAGTCTTAACAGCTCGTATACCGCCTCTAATCGAATCTTTGCCCTTCTTACTCGGTGTAACCCAAACTCGGTTGTCTCCTAGCTCTTTAGAGCGTAGGGAAGCCATTTCGGTTGCACCTGCCGAGTCACCGATAATCCTAGTAAAGTGCTGGTCACCCATCTTCTGATGAAGAATACGGGCAATCTTATCTATTGGCAGATCTGGGAGGTAGATCTCATCATATATAAACCAGTTGTCATCCTTATCTATGGCAACGAAGACGGCAGCGAATGGGTCTTTTAGCCCGAAGTCCATCCCAATAGCGTAGGTCATGTTGTCCCTTGGTATAACTTGCG